TGCCAACCTCTCTGTAAGCGAACTCTTTAGCTACGTCAATGATTTTCCACCTCTCGCCCATATCCATAAGAATAACCTCGCCGCCTTCAGAAATCTTGCTTGCCTCAATAACCAGTTCACAAGCCTGTGGAATAGTCATAAAATACCTTTCCATGTTCGGGTCGGTGATTGTCATTGGCTCTCCGGATTCAATTTGGCGCTTCCATATTTCCAAAACTGAACCCCTGCTTCCAAGAACATTGCCGAACCTTACGGTGGTATATCCAGCATTCTTTGTCATAATTTCACCCACCCTTTTTGTCGCCCCCATCACACAATTACCATTTACCGCCTTATCCGTTGAAATAAAGATAAACTTCTTAACCTCATATCTCTTGGCATAATCAATTAAGTTCCAAGTTCCCAAAATATTCGTGGTAATCGCCTCAATAGGGTATTTTTCCATCGGGCTGACGTGTTTATAAGCCGCCGCGTGGTAGATAATTTCCGGTTTAAAATCTGAAAAAGCGTCTCTAACTGTTTCCCTAGGTGGATAAGTGCGTCTACGTTTCCTCCCTCTTCCATTTCTGCCCTTATCCTTTGCATTACTCTTGCTCTCCGCCGCAGTATGGATAGCCGCTTCTCCCTGAGTTCCTTCGGCAGGACTATGCAGTGCCTTCCTCGCATTTCTGTATACTCTTGCTTTTCTAGGTACTCCATCGCCTGAGCTAGCCAACAACACTGACCGTCTGACTTCCTCCTGGCGTGCCAGTGAAAAGTTATTGTCCATTTGCGTACCTCGCTTTCCTTGCCTGTAAACTTCTTCCACAGCTTTCCGAAGACACAAGGTTCGTTGTTCTCAATGTCCTCACCGCAGTGGCTGCACTTAGACTTCTTGTGGCAGGTAGAAATCCATATATCCATGAGTGTTAGTTTCCTATATCTATAATCCACTCAGTATAGTATTCTGCATTTACGAACAGGTAGTAGTCTCCTGGAGGTATATAGGAGTACGTTGTGCCAGTTCCATTGCCACTTACATAGAATCCATAACTGCCAGCATAACCACTATTCTCAGGGTTGTTTGTACTTTTGACTCCGATATCAAAGCTACTGCCACCAGGAACTTGCATACTAGCTCTCCAGCTTATCTTCCAAGGTATGGATGATACTCTGAATGGCTGAGTTTGAGAATGTCCCTGACCAGAGAATGTGTAGGTAGTGCTGGACTCGACTGGTATGTTGTAGGACTGCCTGGATTCAAGGACAGATACTCTATTGCTGAGTGCCTGTACCTCCTGCCATAGCTGCTCTAGAGTAGTGCTGTTGTCACTAGCACTAGCAACACCAATGGATAATCCTGATATTAGTATAGCAGCCTGCGCTATTACCAATGTTAGCCATTTTATTTTCATGCTGTTGACTCCTATTAGTATTTCCTGTATCTTTGTATCGTTCTTAATGATACTCCCATAATATGGGCAATATCCTTTATTGAGTATCCTTGCTTTAGTAGTAGTTTTGCACTTTGCTTCTTGCATCCTCTGATATTAGGGAATACTTCTACGACTATGCAGCCGTCCTCATAAGGGCACTTATTGATACAGAAGTCTATACCCTCTTGTGACTCAGGGTCTGTAATTCCTGCTTTATGCATCGCCTCACATGTTTCCATCTTGTCTTATTATAGCATACAGTGCATCCAGGTGTCAATCCCTCAGTATCCTATGTATAAAAAATAATCCGCTATTAGCTGTCTGTTCCAGCTTCTACTTGACACCCCGCTTTGGTTGTGTTATACTGATAGTGTAAGGGTTTAAACGATTCTAAATTGACCAGGCGTAGGGGAGGCTACATGGATGGAGAGGTTGTAGTAGATACTAATCCCAAAGGTTCTGCCGAAGTTAGCATTGCCTCATCTGTAGTGCCCTATGACCGAGATGATGAGAAGGCATTGTACTTCGGCTACCGTAGTTCAGGGCTTTCAGTTCGTGAAGCCTTGCGTATGATAGATAGGAGTAAGTGCTGGCTATCCTTAGCAAGACGAGACCCGAAGTTTGTAGAGTTGGAAGGCAGAATTCCTGAGTTCCGTGATGAGTTAAGTAAAGAGTATCTCAAGCTAGAAACATTTAGAAACTATCGCTTTGTGCTGGAGAAGGACAGACGAATACTGGAGAAATCCTTGAAGAAGGGTGATGAGGGAATCCTGACTCGTAATGAGCAGGAATATCTTATCAAACTCCGTACAATGTATACTCCTGCTCAGATTCAAATACTGGAGGCATTAGTTAAGGGAGACAAGAGTGGATTCAACTTTGCCAGATTTGTAGCTGAGAATCCTGATATTATACAGATGAGTAGGACAGATACTGTAACTGTAGCTCGGGGTCACGATGCCTAACTATACTGCTCAAAAAGCTCCGTCTGCAAAACGTTCTGCTACTGCCAGGCGAAATATAACTAAAGCGCATCTGTCCAGAATTCGTCTGAAAGAACCAAGAAGTATTGGTAGGATGCGACCTGTTCGGCATCTTCGGCAAAGAAATGTTTACAGAGGGAGGGTTTGATAGTGGAAAGTGCTATTATTGAGGCTTTGGCTACTGGGGGTCCTACCGCTATCCTTGCGCTGTTTATCTTTCTTATGTATAGAAGAGATAGACAACATAGTGAAGATTGCCTGAGAAATGACAGAATATTCATGGAGGATAGGTTAACCAAGATTCTGGAGCAAGACCAGAGGACAAGAGAAACAAATACTATAGCCCTGGCGGGGCTAACTGATATTCTTAAGACTATGAATAGTAGGGGTAAGGGATAATGCAAGTCACTGCTGTTACTCGGAATGGGCAGTTTGTTGAGGTAACTACTGCCGATGGGGTTCTGAATAGAACTATTGGTCTGGTAGATTTAGTATCATCGGTAGTTCCCTACACTGCTTTCAAAGTGCTCCAGGCTTATGTCAGTACTGGTGGGCAGTTGATGATAACCTACATAGATGCCAATGGAGATGAGGCTACACTGACTATCCTCGATTCTACCTTTGAAGCTATCTTTGTTAAGCATACTGATGTAGATGACGTTCCAGTAGATGGGGTTACTACTGACCCTGTATCAAGCAACTGGGCTTATGACCATAATGCCAGAGATGCCACTGCTTCAGCTCAAGGGCATGCTACTGCTGCTCAGATTACTAAGCTAGATGGGATAGCTGCTGGAGCAGATGTTACAGGTAGTAATCCTCCTCAGGCTCATAAGGCATCACACCAGGATACTGGGGCAGATGAGATTTCTGTAACAGGACTAAGTGGTCTATTAGTAGATGACCAGCATATTCTGGATGCTGAAGTTCTTGCTATAGCTGCTGCAGTAGCCCACAAGGATACTCATGACCCCAATGATGGTGCTGACCCACTGGATACTGCCAATGCTTCGGAAATAACTGGAGTGCAGGCTGCTGGTACTGGTGCTTCTCACTCATTGGCAAGGGCAGACCACGCCCACCAGATACAGGCTGCTATTACAGATGACCACTTGCTGACGGTGGATGACGCTTCGGCAGCAGATGATGACTTTGCCAGATTTACGGCTGCTGGTATAGAAGGAATTCCTGTAGCAACTGCCATATCGGCTCTACTTGCTGCTGCTCTGCCTGAAGATACTGTTATCAGGTTGGATGATGTAATTTCTGCCGATGAGCATTTCTCTGGCATTGTAGAGATAGGTACTATGGGTTATAGTGCGACAGTCGGGGAGTTAATGTACCTGGCAGTAGCTGATTCTAAATGGGAATTGGCAAAGGCTGATGTTGCCGCCACTTCCTTTGGTAAATTAGGAATATGCCTGGCAACGACAGCTGAGAACTCTACTTGTAATGTCTTGCTCTACGGTAAAGTACGGTCAGCTAAATTCCCAACACTTACTGTTGGCGCTCCTGTCTTTATCAGTGCTGCCACAGGCGGGCTGGTCACAATGACTGCACCAACAGGTACTACCAACTTTGTGGTCAGGATAGTAGGTTATGGAACTACCGCAGAGGACTTGTTCTTCTGCCCCGATAATACTTACCTGGAGTTAGCTTAATGCCCATTTACGTCAGAGTTGACACAACCGCTGTGCAGGTTAAAAAGGATAACTTGCTTTTAAGGCTTGATTTGTATATAGACGAGCCTTTAAGTAAGTCCTATAAGCAGCAATATGTCTATGTGCCTGTTATACCAGATGGCACGATTATTCCCGAAAATCCTGATGATAGTTGGTTTGCTCAGTTTCCGCATATCTGGAGGTTAAACCCTGTCCTGTGTGGTTTCATAACTGTTCCTGAAAGTATAGTTACTCTCAGCCAAAGCAATTTGGGTAAAAAAATCTCTGAATACGTCAGGCAGTTATATAACCCTGATGTTGTGGCAACGCTTGATGATATCATAGTAAGGCAGGACTCCATACATTATGTTAGCGTTTTAATGAAGGACAGAGGGAAATACGCTACATCGAAGGTCGCAACTGCCGATACGGTTGACATGGTATCGTCTCTTATTGCCAAATTGGGAACTGTTACTATCCCGCTATCTGGTGATGGTAATATTCTGGCTGTTGAACCTGGGACTATTGATGCTGGTACGGCAGCTATTGACAGGGCAGCAGCTCGTAGTGCTAACAATACTACTCTTGTTGTTTCTAATCCGACAAATGCGAATGGCACTTTTGATACTTTTGAGATATGGCTGGCTACTAATTGCTCAACTGTCAAAGTAGGAACTTGGTATGGTTCTGGCACCAGTTATTCTTGCCGTGAGTTCTACAATGCTGGTGCGCAGGTTAGTGGAAGCAAGCAGACTATTTCTGGCGTTAGTGTAGATGCTCAAACAAATGATATGGTCGGTGAGTTTCATCTTGGCGGGACATGGGAACTGACGGTCAGTGGCGGAACAGGATGTTATAGTGTCGCTGGAGACCAGACCGATGGTGGTTCAGATACATACACTCTCCAGTCTGCTTGGGAACTTTCACTCTACGCCACTGGCACGGAATCAGGCTGGGCTAATATAGCTAAGGTTAATGGAGTAGCCTCTGCTGCTATAGCTAAGATGAACGGAGTAGCAGTAGCAGGTATTGCAAAAGTAAACGGAGTAGCTGTTTAGGAGGTTCACTATGGGCTGGTGTTTAGATGTTGCAAGAGTAGGACTGAGGGATATCTTCAAAAAGGAGAAGCGTGGCTTCAAGCTGACTCATCCTTTGGCAGCTTACCCTACTGTAGATATAGCATACTCAGTCAATGAGAAGAAGGACATTAGTGACTCCTCTAAGGAGCTGGTTATGAGTCTATTTCCACCTGATGTGTATGTTAACTTTATTAAACTGGATGGTCCTGAGGATAAGTATAACTGGGACAGTTAAGAGGTACTATGGCAGTTCAGATTTCCCAAACTGAGGCACTTAGGATACTCTTCTCCAACCGAAGATTGACACTAGAGACCCTCCTTGAAATTGAGGACAAGGATAGGAACCTTGTGCCTATGAGGCTAAATCCTATCCAGGCAGATATTATTACGACTTCAACGTGGAGAGACCTATATGTCAAACCTGGGCAGGTGGGGTTTACTTCAGTAATAGCTGGTGACTTCCTGATAGACAATATCACTATCAATGGAACAGTATCAGTGATTATTTCCTATGATGAGTTCTCTGCTCAGCGGCTGCTTATCAAAGCTAAGAAGTACCATGATACCATGAAACGTAAGATTCCGACTATCCCTGAGCTTGACCATAAGTCTGCCACTGAACTGAGCTTTGTATGCAAGGAGACTGGGTTCTACTCTACCTTCTACATCTTCTCTGCCAGAAGCTATGTACTTGGTAGAGGTGAGACTATTCATAACTTACTCCTGGATGAGTATGCGTTCTGGCCTTCTGGCACGCATGAACAGATATTCGCCTCTGCTGTTCAGAGAGTGCCTTTGAAAGTAGGCACAAAGATTCGTATAGGCTCCACACCTAATGGGGAGGATAACCCCTTCTGTAAGATGTATCGGGCATCACGAGAGGGTAAAGGTTATGGCGGACAACTGATGTCTGTATACAAGCATCACTTCTACCCTTGGTTCATTCATCCTGAGTACGTTATGTATGCAGATGACCCATTCTGCCTTCCTGGTGATAATGTTGAACCTTTGAGCCATCTATCCGAAGATGAAATCCTTCTAATGAGTAAGTTTACTAAGGTATATGGCTTTGATGAGTTCACTGCTATGGCAAAGCTCAGGTGGAGAAGATACAAGACGGTAGAAGTTAGGTCTATGAATCGCACTGGAGAGAGTATATTTATCTTCTCCCAAGAATATCCTGAAGATGACGAAACTTGCTTTATTACAGCAGGCAATCAGGCATACTCAACTGATATTATTGAGCAGAAGATAAGGACCTGCTATCCTGCACCTATTATTAGAGCATTTACTAATCCTAAGACAGGGGCATCGGCGGAGTGCCAGATATGGGAAGATGTTATTCCTGGTCTACCCTATGTTATAGGTATTGACCCTGGGAAAGGCAAGGCGTCTGAATCTGTAGCCCAAGTATGGCACTTCGAGGAGGGCTATCAGGACAAGGAAGGCAAAGATATTCCTCCAATACTAAGGCACGTTGCTACTCTATCAGGCTGGTATGATGAGTGGGAAATGGCAGAGTATGTTAAGCCATTAGGACACCACTACAACATAGCAGTATTAGCTCCTGAGGATAACCTTGACTTTGTCTCTCATGTTCGGGAGTATCCTGCACTCTACTACCGTGAAGATGTGCGTACTGGTAAGTTAATTAGGGCTATTGGGTGGCAGACTAATACTGCCACTAAGCCTTATATGCTAACTGAACTCAACAGACACATGGAGGACATTGAGTGCCATGATATACGCTTCTGGTCTCAGTGCAAGAATATCCGCCGAGACCCGACTATGAAGTACGGTATATCTGTCATAGGTGCGGATGACCACCATGATGCAGGCGCAATAGCAGTCTGTTGTAGGTCTGCTCAGTCTGTGGTTGCTGGATATGTAGGGAGTTCTGGAGATGCAGGTGGGTGGGATGAAAGATGGGGAAGATAGAGTTGTGGTGAGGATGAAATGCAGATGTGGATATACCTATACAATACTGGTGTTCAGTGTCCCTGTATACGAGATATGTCCTGTGTGCGGTCACTCGGCACCTATTGCAGAATTTCTAGTGGAGGACTCAAATGTTAGTTAAAGCTGAGGTTCAGTCTGTTATAGCTAGATGTAGCGAGCTTAAGAGATTCTGGCTACCTAGAAACGAAAAGATGAAAGTCTGGTATAGGCTAATCCAGATGGTTGATGAACTTAAGACTGACAAGATGGAGTCCTTTGTAGGTAACGACCCAAGGAGTATGTTTAACCTTGTTCTCCATATGCTAGATATGCATGTTCCTCATAGGCTAAAGGGGCTTGATGATGCGGAACCTAAAGTGGCAGCTACATCTGCCGAGATTAGCCGATTCTTCGATATGGCGTGGGAAGATGTGGAGGCGGAGTTTCGCCGAACAGGTCCTAGGCAGAGCCTAAAACGCAGTCTTATCGGATTGCTACTTGCTACTGGTTGGTACTCCTGCTGGTCAGCTATTGGAGACCAGGGAGACCGTGCATATCTTGACTTGTGGAATCCTGCCCAAGTATATCCTATGTGGGATATGGAGTTGGGGTTGTCAGAAGTTGCTCATATCTTTCCTGTATCTGAACGCAGAGCACTAAGGATGCAACGTAAGAATGGTTGGGCAGATTTAGGTCTGGTGCATGGAGACCAGACTGTACATGATTACTGGTGGATTGAGATTGACTCGGAGTGGCCTTTCTCTATCAGAGTCTGGAATAGCATAGTCATAGGTAGTAAGCTCGTAAAGTTCGAGCCAACACGTTTCAGGCGTATTCCAATCTATGTTGCGCCTGTGGGCGGGTTGCCTGATACAGGACCTCTATCTGAAGGTAGTGAACTTAGCAGTAGCTCTTTCAATGCTGGTAGCTTTACTAGAGGGGAACGATGGAAGGAAGAGATTGGTCAGAGCCTTATAGCTACCAATGAGAACATCTATCGTAGTTGGAATAAGTGGTGGACTTTTAGTTTGCAGCTACTAAGGGATACTGCTCAGCCTAGAATATTCGAGAAGAGCCGAACTGGCAAGTCTATTGTTAAGCCCGAAGATGTATTTAGGCGAGGCGCAATCTTTCGTGGTGGCGTGGATGATTCAGTTGAGTTCATAGGTGCTCCTCCTATTCCTCTAGAGCTTCGGTCTTCCCAACTTGACCTGGAAGCTATGATGCAGCGAGGAGGAGTGTCCTGGGCTATGTATGGTAATGTTACTGGGCAGCTTACTGCCTATGTTATGTCCCAGATAGCTGCATCTGCCAATCAGGTTATGAAGCCTTATCAACAGGCTCTACAGAGTCTATTTGCAGATATCGACAACGACTGGTTGGGGGATGTTAGAACTAGAGGGGTTAGACCTTACGGTTGGTCTATACCAGATGGAGTTCCTAGCACTGCCAGGATGTCTGCAGATTTCGAGGTTGAGATTCCTGGTGAGCTAGTCCAGAAAGCTACCGTAGCTCGTATGCTCGACCCTGACTTTGCCCTGAGCTATACCTATGTAGTCCGTAGACTGTTTCCTGATATTAAGAATCCTTTACAGGAAAGGGCAAGACGTCTAGCTGACAAAGCAGAGCTTAGTCCAGAGAATGCAGTTATAGCTCAGGTTAGGTATTATCGCCAACAGGCGGCTTATCTGTCCAAGATTGATGCAGATGCTGCCAGGTTGTATGAACTTGCAGCAGATGCGGCGGAGGCGCAGTTTCAGCGCACCAGTCCACAAGAGGCTAGTCAGAGAGCAATAGGCAATAGGACTGAGGGATTACCTGCAGTTCCACAAGCCCCGATAGGGTAAGGAGAACATTATGCCAATAGAGTCAATTAAGCCTATACTACCAAAAGTCTCAGTAGCTGGCGAGGAGCAAAAAGAGGCTCGCCCTAAGCTGCCGCCTCCTCCGCAGCCTCCAGAACTATTTCCTGGGTTTACTGCTGAGCTAGAAGGTATTGGGAAAACTAGATATGAGGCGGATAAGAGTGCTAGGGCAGCTTCTGAGAGGTTAGCTAAACTCACTGGTGCAAACGTGGTAGGACCTCTTGCTCAAAGGTTAGGTATTCAACCCTTGTGGAAAGTGAATGAGTGGGGGCTTCCTATGTCCGATGATGAGTACAATAGGCAGGTGTCAATAGCTACTCAGGAACTGGCTGTCAGTACTAGCACCCTTGAATCTGCTGAGTTTAAGACTGAGGTTTTGCAGAAACTTCCTGCTCTGCTATCCAGCCACAAGTACAGCATTAAGAGTACTGAGGATATAAGAGCTAATATGCGCCTGTCCCCTCAGGGTGAGGCAGACATTCAGTGGCTACAATCTACATTTGACAAGTTGAAGTACCTTGATAATACTCTGCCTGAGGACTTTGAGGGCAGTATTGATGAGGCTCAGGATAAGATTATTGAGAGTATATTATCTGAACCTAAGCTGCCTATCAGGGCAGTCCATAATCTTACCATAGATGAACTGAAACGCTCCTTCCAGCCCTATGCAGTCGAGCTATCTCAAGGTATGACTGCTAAGCAGGTTAGAGATGTAATGTCAGAAATGCAGCTTGAGGATGAGTTGGTTGAGAAGGAACTCAGCAACTATCTTCTTGACCAGGCTAGTATCTGGGAGAAGGAGTCCAATAGACTCACTCTATTGCGTAGTGGTTCTATCCAGCCTGATGCGGTAGAGCTTACTCCTGGTGAGTTCGCTAAGATGGCACTCATACAACCTCTCATGGCAGGGATAGAAGTGCTGAATAAATACTTTGACTTACTGCCTCGCCCTATAGCCAGCGCAGTCCTTATGAACATTCATAATACTTTTCAGACGTCTGACGATAAGGCTTTGGGGCAACTGGCAGCTGCATACGACAGATACAGGGAGTTGGGGGAGAGCAACTGGTCTGCTCTGGCTATGGCATATAATGATACTGAACTTCCCTGGTATGTGAGGTTTGGGTTAGAGGGTCTCTTTGACCCTACTACCTATATCGGATTTGGTATAGGTACTTTCCTGGCAAAGAGTGCAGGCAGAGGGCTTACCAGAGTAGGGCTGAAAACAGTAGGGAGTAGAATAGGTCCTTTTGTTGGCGCTCTGGAGAATGGCTACCAAAGAGGAGCAGATGCAGTATTTAAGACTGGGATGGAGGTAGTATTGTCTCCAGTCAAAGGTAGCTTCTGGCTTGCAGGCTCAGGTTACCAGATTCCTAAGACTCTAACAATGATGTCTAGAAACTTTGCTCGTAAAGGCAGTATGGACTTCAAAGCGGTACTGGATAGGAGGTTTCCTGAGGTTAGGAACCTTCGAGGGCTTACTGCCAAAGATATTCGTGAGACTGCTCAGGCAAGTATAGACGCCTATCTTACCAGACCCTATGAAGGCTCTGACCTAATGGTGAGGACAGGCTCTGAGCTTCTTGAGTTTAGTTACATGACTGCTGATGATGGTGCTAAGTTACTAAAAGGGTTACTGCCTGAAGGTTTTGACTTCGGTGTACCTCAACTTTCTAGACTCAATGATGAGGTTCTGAATATGCTATCAGGACAGGGTACTAGAGAGACTGCAGGCAATGTTCTTGCTAAGTTAGGTATAGCTTCTTCTGACGAGGCTGTGGAGTCAGTAACCTCAAAACTCCTAGCCTTCAAAGATGATATTGTAGATGACGCTATGATAGTGTTCAAGTCAGATAAGCCTGACAACCAGTTGATAGGAATGTATGAGAGGATGGAGCAGATAAGGTATGGTAATCTCAAGAATCCTATCATGCAGCATCTGAACCAGGCAGGGCAGACAGTCAGTTGGGTTAGTCGAGTAGCAGATAGAGTACTATACTCAACTGGTATAGTAAATCTAGAGAGAAAAGCTGTGATGCCTTTTGCTCGATGGAATCTATTGTTTGCTAACTTTGGTCCTTTCAACTGGTTGGAGAATATGCAACGGAGTTTCCTGGGTGGGGCAGAGATAATGTACCCGAGGTCATATGGTGGAGTAGCTGAGACCAATAGACTGTTAAGAGGTCTAACTAATGCACCGTATGAACTGCAGATGGCAGAGCGTGGTCAGCAGAGATTGGAGATGGCTCTGGTAGACCCCAAAACTGGAAGTACCTCTGCCTTCCGTGGAGGTAAGATTCCCTTTGTGACTAAGGAAGTGAGCATTGGCGGTAAGGTCATTGGGAAGAAGTTTAACATTAGGGGAGTGGACTATAAGATTACTGACTTCCAGTCTGCCAATGACATGTGGGAGACATTGACTACCATCCAGAGAGCCTATGACTATCAGGTTCACTATATGAAAGCTCTGCCAAAAGTAGCTCCTGATGAAATGAGGATGATAACTGAGGCAGTGCTGAAGAGGCGGGGTGAACTGGAGCAGATTACTAAGTTCAGCAAGTCTGATATGAAGGACATTGAGCGAACAATGATACAGGAGTCAACAGTAGGTCCTGAAGCAGTTGAAGCTCATCTGAAGATTGATGCTCTAGAACTGGAGCGCAGGTATATTAGCAAAGGTTTAGGCAAGGAGACTGATAAGGCTACTGATGTCCATACTGTAGTTAAGAAGGGTGTATTGGGTGAAGTTCTGGATGGTAGCATCTTTGCAGATATTCCTGGCAGAAGAGAAGCATGGAAGGCAGCAGAAAGAGAGTTGAGCCTAGTGTCTCTGGCAAAGCAGATTGATACTCTAAAAACTGAGGCTGCTAGAGTTACTAGGATATACCAAGGCAAGGCAAGTCTGCTGGATGATTTGAGCCAGGATCTAAAACTAGGTGAGGCTAAACAGATAGCTCTTCCAGAGATGGGATACTATGAGGTTCCGATTATTGTTGGTGGAGAGAATGTGGGTAAAGTAAATTATCACATGGCTCCTGCATCTATAGCTGGAAAGGTGGCTGAGCCTAATGAGTTTGTTGTTCCTGTTATTGAAGTAACTAAGCCTGGAGCGTTAAATAAGAGGTTTATGCAAGATGTTGAACTCCTTATCCATAATGAGGCTAAGGCTAGAGGAGCGACCAAAGTAACCATCGTCTCAAAGGCAGAGCATAAGCTGATGTACTCTGGAGCAGGGTATAGTAAGTCTCCTCTTGGCTATACCAAGGATGTTATGCAGCCCAATAGTATGCCTGATACTCTTGATGGCTTCCTGGCTGCTATGCAGGACGTCACTGCCTACATAGATGGAGTAGACGACTCCATCTCTTACTACAATAGCATAACTAAACTGAGAAAGTCTAAGCTACTTCCTGCTGAGAAAGATGACTTTGAGGTTGGTACTAACAAACTTCTCAATGAGTATCTTAGCGAGTCAAGCGACTCTCTCAACACTATGATAGATGCCATAGGAGGTTATAAGAGTAAACTAACTGCCTCGCAGCTTAGTAGGTACCAGGAGATTGAGAATATTGCTAAGGCAAAGATTAAGTTAGTAAGAGACACTCGGATTAGCCTCGGCAAACTGCATGATGTTATTAGCAAGACCCCAAAGAAGGCGAGGAATGATAGGTTCTGGCAGCAGGATACTGCAAAAAGGCTATCTATCTGGGATGAGTTCAATGAGATAAATGAACCTTTAAAGGACCTGGAAATGCAGGCGAGATATAACTTCCTTAGCTCAACTAACAGCAGTGTGTATATTCCTGACTCTATTCCTCCAGTGGTAAGTGGACTGACTCCTAATCATGTGGCATTACTGTTTGGGGATGCTGACTTGTATAGAGCACTGACCCAGATGGGCAATCAAGTTACTATTAGACCTAGAGCAAGTTTTGTTAGGTTGGTTAGACTCAGGGCTAGTAACTACGCTAATAAGTTTGATAAGACTGCTAAGGACATAGGCTTTACTGATGATGCTATTGGAGAGGTCTATGACCAGTTATGGAGGAACCTCGGTATTGACCCGAGTGTACTGACTCCTGACTCCCCCTCTATGATGCAGTTGGATAGCATCTTTGATGAGTTGGAGAGGCTTCATGCGGCAGTCAAGATGGATGAGACTGATGTGGCTAAGTGGAGACAGTATGTTGGAGGAGTGGCTGAGGACTTGAGAAAGATGCCGATGTATGCTACTCCTGAAGGTAATACTCAGTGGTTTAGTAAGAAGGAGTTAGCTGCAATAGAAATGCGTAAGCAGCATGAGCTTTCCTACCCCACCTACGATGATGCCAACATCATAGATGAGACCATGAGAGCCATCTTCCCCTTCTGGACTTATGAAGCCTTCCGTTGGCGATGGATTCCTAGGACGTTCATACGCACACCAGGCACAATGACTGGTCTAGCCAGATATATGGACTACACAGATGGTGGCTATCTGCCAGTTCCTTTCACTGACCTTCAAATCAACCCTCTCCGAGGTAGCATCTGGATGGGCGGTATGAGGAGGTTCTTCCTC